TGGGCAGCCCACCGGCCAGCTTGTCCGCATAGACGGTGTTCTGGGCACGGCCTTCCCAGGTGCCCAGGAAAATCACCAGCGGGGCGCTGACCAGCGCCAGGGCGCCGGCCTGGATCTTTCCGCGCAAGCTCATGGGAACCACACTCGCAGCAGCGTGGGCACGACCATCTGCATCACGGTCCCGACCAGCGTGAGGATGGTCAGCAAGCGCCCGACCTTCGACGAGATGTCGTTGACCGCAACCGTCAGCGTCTGCTGGCCAGCGTTGAGTTCCGACAGTTGGCCTGCCATGTGTTCAAAGCCTTGTTCCAGCTTGGTGACGCGGGTCGGCACGGTTTCGTGGCGGTCTTCCAGCTCACTCAATCGGTGCTCGATCACGGCCATTTTCTGTTCCATCGACCCGAGGCGAACGGCTTCAGTCGTCATGTGCGCTTACTCTTTTCGTGGCCGCTCTGGCAGGGGACGCAGCGGGTCATGCCGCCCAGGGCCCGGCGTGCAGCCGGGATCTCGTTGTCGCAGTCCTGGCAATGGGTCTGGCTTGGCCCAACCGGCCGAGGCTGACGCAGCTGGGCCTGGATTGCCTGGTCACGTTGGCGCTGCTCCAGTTCCTGGGCGCGGTCGAACCAATCCACCATCAGCGCAGGCCCTCGATCTCGGTCGCGTCGAGGTACGGCACGCCGTTGATGTGAATGAAGTCCGGACTGGTGACGTCGAACGGCACCTTGTGCTTGGACTTCTCGCCGCCCTTCGGATCGATCGCCAACAGGCTGGAGATTTTCACCTTGCAGCCGAACGCCTCCACGCGCAGTTCCTCGTCCTCGCCGGCCTTGGCGAAGAACACCGCGTCAAAGGGCTTGAGCGCACGGAAACTGCCGGCCGATCGCGCTGCGTCGATCAGCAGATTGAAGTTGGTGGTATCCAGCTCGAACTCGCCGGCGGCGGCCACGTCGCCGTCCACGGTGCCGTCAGGCACGCCCCGGGTTTGTGCCACGGCCGAGTTGTCGGTGATGTCCAGGGTGCAGTTCTCGACGTGCAGCGACAGGTCGCCCAGGCTCACGTCGAAGTTCTTGCCGCCAATCTTTGCCATGGCGCGTTACTCCGTCTTATCAGTGGAAAGGTCCAGGGCGATGTTCGCCGTGAGGTCTTTCGGGCAGTTGAGGGGTTTGAGCTTGATATAGGCAGCCACCTTGGTTTTGCTCAGCCAGTTCAGCACCAGGTCGCCGTCCTTCGGCGGCTCGATGTCGCCAGGGAACACCTCGCCGTTGAACGTGGTGGTCTTGGCCATGGCGCGCAGCGGCGCCATCAGCTGATTGGTGTTGACGGCCATGCTGTTGGGGGTGTTGTTCAAGCGGCGATCGGCCACACGGCGAATCAGCAGCGGCCGAATCAGGCGAGCGGCCTTGTCGGTGATGCGCAGGTATTCCACGACCTGGAAGTCACTCGCGGGGGTGTCGAGCATGTTGCCGTCGCCCCAATACACACCCTGGTAATCCGGGTAGGTCTGCGAAACGGAGAGCCGGGCGCGGTCCAGTTCGCTGCGCACCGCCGAGGGCAGCGGCACCTTATCCCCATCAATCGGCACTGGGCCGAGGCCAAGCACTGGGCCCGTTGCCACGCGCATCGGGCTATCGGCGATGCTCACGGCCGCGTTGGCCAGGCGCCCGGCCAGCACGCCCAGGTCGTTACCATGCAGTTGCGGCACTGGCAGGACACGCGGCGCGGCCACGTCGGCCACCAGGGTTTTCTGTTCGGCGACGTACTGCGCCCAGGTCTGTCCGGCGGTGATGCCGGCAGTGGCTGCCATGAAGAACACGCGGCGCCCGTAGGTGTTGTTCAAGGCGACAGCGGCGTCGTGCATGGCCGTGAACTCGGCGGACGCGGTGACCGGTTTGGTAATGACCACCGCCTCCACCGAAAAGCCCTGCTGCTGGGCTTTCTCCAGTGCGCTGGCCCAATCGCCTTCGGCGCCGATCGGGGCCGCCACGCAGGCCCAACGCTGACCACCGTTGAGCCGGGCGGCAGTGATTTGGGTTTTCAGATCGCTTGTCGGAATGCCCAGGGCCGTGTCCAGGTCGCTGTCGGTGTTCAGCGGGATGAACTGGCCGACGTTCTTGCTGGCCGGGCCGATGAAAAGGAAGTAGCGCTCAATCTCTGTTACGGCACCCTGGCCCAGATTGAGATTGTCGACGGTGACTTGACCGAGTGCCATGCAGTGCCTCGTTAGCGGGGTGAAGTTAGGATTTGTTGCAACACCTGGTTGATCAGCAGGCTGGTGTCGCGTTGGGTACTGGCGCCGATGAACTGGCGTTTCGGCAGGGTGATTTCCCAGCTCTGGGCGCCGCTGGACTCGTTGCGCTCGTCGTCCAGGATGCGAATCAACAACCCGGCCTGGGCGTAGTTCACATGCTCCTGAATCCAGGCCACGGACGGCCGGGACAAGGTTTTCTTGCCAGCCTGGCGCACGCGAAAGCCCAGACGGCGCAGGCGCTTGGCCTGTTTGTCGGTGGCAGCCAGGCCCGGGGCTGTCTTGTTCCAGCGGCGCATCTGCGCGGCGGTACGACGCTCGCTCACGCCGTTGTGCTGTTGGGTCGCGACCCAACGGGTCAGGGCGTTTTTCCAGCCCAGTTCCGCCTCGTCAGCGCTCAGCCGGGTGACCACCATCAACTTGGCCAAGCCGGCTTCCATCTTCTTTTTGCCCTTGCCATCGCCTTTACGCGGTGCGAACGGCGAGCCGTCCAGGTTCTGCTGGTGGCGCACACGCTGACGGCTCATCGTCCGCACGCGTTTGGTGACTTGGTTGAGCAGCCGGCGGCGCAGTTTCGGCGGCAGGCTCAGCAGCGCCAGTTGCTCGCGCACACCGAGTTGCCCACGGACGTCGAGTTCGAACGTGCTACGCCCGGCCATCGGTGGCCACCTCGCCGCGCTCAGCGACCCACAGGTCAAAAGGAACGAATGCCCAGGTCTTGCCGAAGGCCTGAATCTCGCCGGCCGGGTCTTCGGCCAGGTATTGCGGCTCGACGAATTCCAGGGTGATTTCCACGTCGAACAGGTCACTGTCCAGTGGCTCGACGGCGAACAGCGGCGCCGGCAGTTCGTGCCGATCGCGGTCCGGGTCGTGGGTTTCCAGCCAACTGCCGACCAGGGCCATTAGCCGCGCCGGATGGTCGGCGAAGCGCTCCAGGACGATCGCCGCGCGGTAGCGCATATCGCCCAGGTGCATGCCGTCCAGGTCGGGTTTCCAGACCAGGTTAAGCGTGACCTGCTCGGTCCAACTGTCGAGCTGTTCAGGCTCGACCAGGCGGCGCTCCAGCAGATAGGCGGTGAGGCTTTGCAGCTTGGTCATAGCAGCGCCGCCGTGATGCGGCCACGGCCCTGCAGGGCACGCACGGCCGACTGGCTGAAGGCGAGAAAGGTGTCCTCTCGCTCCGGTGCTTCCTTGCCGGTGTTCTCGGCGCTTTCCCGGCGGGTCACGGTCGCGAACTGCTGGAGCGCGCTGGCTTTGGCGCGGCAGTAAACGGCGCGCTTGTACAGCCTGGCCTTGAGAGCCGGTTTAGGCAGCAGCACCGGATCCGCGGCTTCCACGTTGGTGATGCCAATGGCTTGCCAGCGTACTTGCAGCTTGGTCAGGTCGCTGTTGACCTCCGCCATGGCGATCGCCAGTGCATCGGTCAGCAGGTCGCCCAGGAATTCCGCCGGCAGGCGATATCCCTTCTGGAACTCAGACACCGAGAGGTCCGGCCAGAAGCCGTCGTTCTCAATCATCTGATCCACAAAGGTGGTGGGTTTCCCGGAAAAACTCATGCTGACCGCTCAAATAGGGCGGGGAGACTGTTTCTCGTGGGGCTGGCCATAAATGGCAGACTCACGTCCACAGTTCCCCGCTGGGGGGGTAGTCGGTTATTCGGCGCCTGGGGTGGCGGGTGCTTGTTTGGCCAATGCCTTGCGGCATTTGGCAATCCGCGTTTCGTTGCCGGCCTTGCTGTAGAGCTGGGTCGAGCGCTCCAGGTGCTTGAGCGCGGTTTCCCACTGCTCGGCCTCCATGGCGCGTATGCCGATCAACTTGTGGTACTTGCTGGGGATCTGTTCGGTCAGCTCCCATTCACCATCGACACGCGGCAGCAGGTCGGACAGGTACGGCTCCGGGCTGCGCTGAGCGTTGTATTCGGTGTAAGCCCACTCGATCACAGCGTCTGCGACGAAGGTCTGCACATCACGGCGCTTGAAGCGCTCCGGCATTTCCTGGCCCTGGCTGATCGCAAAGTCCGCTAGCTCCAGCCCGTCCTCGAACTGCTCGGTGTCGAACAGCCAGATCATCACCTGCACCAGGACACGGTTAGGCATCACCAGGCCCGACTCCATATAGCGCTGGATGAAGTCCTGGTACTTGGGCAGCAGTTCCTCACGCTTGAGGGCCTGTTTGCTGGCCAGGTTCTTGAGCCCGCTCAGGCGCTCAAGGTCCTGATCCAAGGAGGCCTCCATCAGCAGCAGGTGTTTCTTGGCATTGGCCGGGCTGCTCAGGGCTTCCGCCGGCGAATACGCCAGCGGTGCGGCGGCAGCGGCAACTACCGCTGCGTTCCCCAAAGCCAAGGTGCGGCGCTTATGGGCAAGGGCCAGGCTCATGCGACCAGCTCGACGTTTTCGGTCAGCGCGATTTTCTCCAGCTGCTCGATCACATAGCCCTCATTGCGGCTGTTGTAATCCTCGACGCGGGAGCGTTTCGGGTTGTCCACGGTTTGCTTGCGCCAGCTCGAATCCTGGAAGTAGATGGAGAGGTTGTCCCAACTGGTGACCAGGACGCCGTTGACCGGGAAGAACGGCACGCTGAAGCTCGGCAGACCGCCGTAGGTGGCGATCACCTGGGCGTCTTCGATGCGCTCTTTCTCGGTCGGGGTGTCACCTTGCTTGGCGTACAGCTTGGCCTTGTCGGCGGCTAGCAGGTCGGTGCCGATGATTGCGACCAGGTCGCCACCGTCGCGCAGACGTTCGTCCACCATCTGCTTGGTGTCATGCACCAGGGCGTCCAGGTTGGCGTAATCACCACCTGCGCCGAGGGTGACCTTGCCAGCGACCTTGCCTTCCTTGAGTACTTGCTGCGGGGCCTGCTCGCGCAGTTGTTGCAGCCAGCCCTTGTTCACGTCCTGGAGCATTGGATACAGGGTGATATCGGTCTGCGCGGCGGCTTTCACACCGTGGAAACCGATCATGATCCGGTCTAGGGCGATCTGTTTCTGCACTGCGGCGGAATAGCGCTGATGGAAATCCGGGAATTTCGCCCAGGCGTCGATTTTGGCGTAAGGCAAGCCCACATCGGATTCGGTCGAGGACAGTTCATAGGTGCTGTCATCGAGGGCCGAGGCGTCTTTGGCCTCGCGGTCGGTAGTTTTAGTATTGGTGCGACCGGTGACAGGCCCCGACACGCCAATGAACACCTTCTGGCCTTTGATCTCGGTCACCGGAATGACGTTGATGCGGGACAGGAAGTCCGATTTGGCGGTAATCGCGTCGTTCAGCTCCTGGGCAACGGAAGGCTCTACGCTGAACTGCCTGCTGGACAGTTCCACACCGTAAGTCTCCGCGATCGCCAGCTGCAACTCGGCATACATTTTCGCGCCGTAAGCGCTCAGAGAATGGGCCATGTCAGAGTACCCGCGCTTTGGTTGCCGTTACGGGGCCGGTGTTACGCGGCAACTGGCGACCGGTAGCGGTGTTCTGAAGCGCGGTGAACTGCTTCTGCAAAGCGGCCATGCTCGCCAGCAACTGCTTGTTGGTAGCACCGCTTTTGTTGCTGAAATCGCGTTCTTCTTCGGCAGTCGTGACGATCGCGTCGACGGCGGCGCTTACGTCGTCGACCAGGGCCTGGTCGGCGTCGGGTGCATCTGCGGCGGCTGGCTCGATGACGGCCTGAATGCCGGCAGCGACAACCAGCAGCTGTTCCAGCAGGGCTTTTAAAGCCGTTGCGGTAGCTTCATCCATTGGGGGTTTGCTCTCGGTTGGGGTGTTGGAAGTGTCGGTGGCGGGGGCTTCAACGTTGAACCGCTTGAAAAAACCGGTGAGCAACGCGGTGAGCTTGCCCAGCTCGCCCTTGGGTTCGTTGTCATGGAAAGAACCCAGCTCAACCGATGCGGCGTAGTAAGCGGCGCGGTTGGTTTTGTTGGAAAAGTAGAGTTCTTGGGTGCCCGTGCTGGCGGGCTCGTCGGTGACCGCCATGCCGGTCATGTACGCTTTGCCACGGCCCCGGAAGTTCGGCAGGATTTCCACACTGGAGAAGAGTTTTTCCCCTGCATCGTTCAAGCGCAGCAGCTTGTCGTTGGGCTTGAGCTGCGCTTCGAGAGCGACTTGGCCTGGTTCCAGATCCTCGGTGCCTTCGATAAGTCGAAGGGCGTAAACCGTCCCGAACGAGCCAGACCAGCGCTCGTGTTCACACCAGATAACGGCGGTGTACAGCGCGGGGTCATAGGTTTCGGCACAGTCGCGCAGCTCCTGAGGCAGGATCTCGCGACCATCGACGGTCGGGCCGCTGGTGGCGACGCGTTTCCAGTAGGAGATAAGGGAACGGGGCATAGGGGGCAACTGCGCTCAATCGGTTGAATTGCCGCCACGATAGGGAGGCATTTCCACCCAAACAAACGATTCAATTGCGCACGCCTCCTAGATTCGAGATATAGGCGGATCGTGGCATTTAACCCCGCGTTTCCTCTCTTTTCGCCGCATAGACTGCGGCCCATGTACTACTCGACCGAAGTTAAAGAAGCCGCTAAACGCCTGTTCCTGCGCCGCTGTAAGGCCAAGGAAATTCAGGCGCAGCTCAACCTGCCCAACATCCGGATCGTCTACTACTGGATCCGCCAAGGCGGTTGGGAGGACATGCTGTCCGATGAGGAACCGCTGACGGCCGTCGGGCGGCGCATCACCCTGCTGTTGGACAAAGCCACCAGCCTGACCAAAGACGAACTCAACGAACTGGACCGTCTGACCACGGTTCGCGAACGGCTATTGAAGCAAGCGGCCAAACCATCGCCGGCGACACTCGGCGAGTCCCCGGCCGAGCCTCAGGAACGCCGCCAGGGCTCGCGTGGCGAGCGACCCGGTCGAGGCGAGGGCAGCGGCAAGAAACGCGAAAAGAAGGCCAAGAACGATATCAGCGGCCTGACGGAAGTGGACTTCCTGGATAAGTTCATCTCCAAGATGTACCGCTACCAGCAGGAGCTGTTTGAGGCGAAGCAAAACCCGCTGACGCGACGGATCCGCAATGTCCTGAAAAGTCGCCAGGTAGGCCTGACCTACTACTTCGCCGGCGAGGCGTTCATGGACGCGGTGCTGACCGGTGACAACCAGGTATTCCTGTCGGCAAGCCGGGCACAATCGGAGATTTTTCGTAGTTACATCGTCGGTTTTGCTCAGCAATGGTTCGGTATCGAGCTGACCGGCAATCCCATCACACTCAGCAACGGCGCCGAACTGCGCTTCCTCAGCACCAACAGCAGCACCGCCCAGGGCTATCACGGCCATGTCTACGTCGACGAATATTTCTGGATTCGCGATTTCGAGAAACTGAGCACCGTGGCCAGCGCCATGGGCACCCACAAGAAGTGGCGCAAAACCTATTTCTCGACGCCCAGTGCGGTGTCGCACCAGGCGTACCCGTTCTGGTCCGGTGAAGAGTTCCGCAACAGCAAGCGCGGAAAGAAAGCGGGCGGCACCTGGCCGAGCGAAGCGGCATACACCCAGGGCGCGCTGTGTCCGGACGGCCAATGGCGCAAGACGATCACCCTGGACGACGCGATCGCCGGCGGCTGCGATCTGTTCGACCTGGAGCAGCTGCAGCTGGAGTACGACGAGGACAAATTCCAACAGTTGTTCTACTGCAAGTTCATCGACAGCACACAGAGCGCGTTCGCCCTGAAAGACCTAGAGCGCTGCTACTCCGACCTGACGCTGTGGGAAGACTACAAACCAGACGACGATCGGCCATACGGCAACAGCCCTGTCTGGCTGGGCTACGACCCGAGCCGCACCCGCGACGACGCGACGTGCGTGGTTATCGCGCCGCCACTCGAACCCGGGGCGCGTTTCCGCATCCTGGAAAAGCACAGCTGGCGTGGGCACTCGTTCACCTACCAGGCCGCCCAGGTCAAGAAGCTGACCGAGCGCTTCAACGTCCAGCACATCGGTATCGATGTCACCGGGGTGGGCTATGGCGTATTCGACCTGGTGCGCGACTTCTACGCGAAGGCGACGCCGATTCATTACAGCCTTGAAGCCAAGAACGCCCTGGTGCTCAAAGCCCAGGACACCATCCAGGGCAGCCGCATCGAATGGGACGCAGGCTGGACGGACATCGCCCAGGCCTTCTTGACCATCAAGCGCGGTGCCACCGGCAGCGGCCAGATTACCTACAGCGCCTCACGCACCGACGCCACGGGCCACGCCGATATCGCCTGGGCCATCATGCACGCCCTGGCCAATGAACCCTTGAACACGAACAAGCGGCGCCGTAGCCGCTACCTCACGAGCGGAAACAATGCGCAAGCCACGACACAACAAACGCCAGGTCGCCCAGCAGGTGCGTCAGCAACAGCCCATGCGGGCGTTCACGTTCGGCGAGCCGGAACAGGTCCTGTCCGGCAACATCGGGGAGTACCTGGGAGTGTTCCCCAGCGACGACGGCGAAATCTACAAGCCACCAGTGTCGCGGCCGGGCCTGGCCAAGCTGCTGCGCGCCAACGCGCACCACGGCGCCATTCCGAAGTTCAAGCGCAACCTGCTGTTGCGTGAGTTCATCCCCTCGGCCGGTTGCAGCACCCAAACCATGGGCCAGGCCGGCCTGGACTACATGGTCTTCGGCGAAGCGTATTTCTATCGCGACACCAATGCGTTCGGCCAAGTGTTGGAGATGCAGCACCTGCCGACGATCAACATGCGTGTGAAAGTCGACGGCGGCTACCGGATGCTGTTGCCGGATAACAAGTACCTGGACTTCGACCAGGACGAGATCGAGCACGTCATGGATTACGACGTTGAACAGAACATCTATGGCGTGCCGGACTACTTGGGCGGCTTGCAGGCGCTGCTACTCAACGAAGCCGCGACACTGTTCCGCCGGCGGTATTACAGCAACGGCGCTCATGCGGGTTACATCTTCTACACCAACGACCCGGATCTAACAGAAGAGGACGAGGATGAGCTGCGCGCACAGATCAGCGCCAGTAAAGGGGTGGGCAACTTCCGCTCGATGTTCGTCAACATCCCCAATGGTAAGGAGAACGCTATTCAGATCATCCCCGTGGGGGATTTCCAGGCGAAGGACGAGCTGGAAAAGGTTAAGAACATAACCCGTAACGACGTGATTGCCGCGTGGCGTATGAACCCTGCACTGGCCGGGATCATCCCGGAAAACGGAGGCGGGTTTGGCGATATCGAAAAGATCGATCGGGTTTATACCAGCAACGAAATTCGGCCAATTTGCCAGCTGTTCAGCCAAATCAACAACGTCTTGCGACAAGACCGCCGGATTGAATGGAACACACCGACCGCCGTGGAACCAGTCGATTAACGGATCCAAAAAGAGAAAATATCTGCCTATTGCGATAGGATGATGGCAATTTGATTCACCCTGGGGAGGGGATATGCGAGTCACTTGTAAATGCGGACACAAAGGCAGGATTGCATCCCGCGAGGCACTGTCTACGGACTTCGCCAAGCTGTATTGCCAGTGTCTCGATGCCAGATGCGGGCACACCTGGGTGTCGAATCTTACCTTCTCACACACGCTCAGCCCTTCGGCTCAAACCTTCGACAGGCTGCTCCTAGACCGGCTGAGAGAGTTACCCAGGGCACAACAGCGTGAGCTGTTCGAAAGACTTGGATCGCACGCCGTCGCATGACAGACCGCCGACTGGACAGAGCCGGCGGCTGCAGTATCAGTCTCCCTCGACTTCTTCCGGGTGAGCGCTCAGCGCTTCGGTCAGCCTCCGCAAATGTTCTTGCTCACGCTTACTCAGTCGTCGAAAGAGCCCAATCAATCGACGCTCAAGATACGAAAGCTCATCCCCTGCGGATGATGAAAATTCAACGGTACCGACGTCGGCGTTCATGCGATCCAACATGCTTGTTACTCCTTACAGTGCATTGCTGAATCGGCTTTATCGGACGGGAAACGCGGATAGTTATGAAGACCAGGTCAGACGATGCGCATGTTGTGTAACAACTTACCTCGCCCCCCCTTCTGTAGCTGCGGCATTGGCCAACGCATTGACGTAACGGCGAATCGCCCTCTGATCCTCTTCCGGCAGGTTTTGGTACTGCTTGATGAGAACATCTTCAACCTGGCTCAGGGCACTGCTGGCAAGCGTCGTTCGAATTCCAGTGAGGATGTACGAGACATCGAAGCCAAACTCATTGGCGACTCTGCTCAGGTAGGAGGCAGTGGCGTCGCTCGTTCCAGATTCCCAATTCGCCTGCGTCCGTTTGGCGATTCCGAGGGCTTCGGCGACCTGGAGCTGCGTAAGTCCACATCGCTTGCGCTCCTGCTGGAGGCGAGAACCTATTTCTTCAGAAAGATGCACTTTTTTTCATCCTTAGTATTTACAAGTGCACCTAAGTGCATCATTGTGCATCTCACACCACATGAAATTGCACGGATCTGCACTATGCCCAACTCAAGCATCACCGAGCAAGCTCGTCAGAAAGCGCGTGAAGCGCTGGAAATGCGGGGACAGTCGGTAAAAGACTTCGCTGATAAACACCAACTGAATGCCAGCACCGTTTACGCGGTACTGAGTGGCCAAAGCCAATGTCGCCGAGGGGAGGCACACCGCGCTGCCGTCTTGCTTGGAATCAAAAACGGCGTGATTGCACAGTAATGGCCAGCGTTCTGAGGGACCAGCAGAAAATGAACAATCCAGTTCTAAAAACACGGCGTGAAGTCGTTAGCGCAATCATTTGCAGTTATCCAGGCGGCCGCGAATGCGCGGCCGCACGGATCGGTTTGCCGCTGAAAAAATTCGATAACCACGCCTACGAAAACAACAACTGCAGGCCGCTGACCGATATCCAAATCCACCAGTTGGAACAGGAAACAGGAACCCAGCACCTCGCCAATTACGTAGCGAAAATGTACGGGGGCATGTTCGTCTTGGTGACGGAGCCGGATCAATTGGACAACGTCGAGCTGTATGCCCGACACATGCAGGCCTCAGCGAAACAAGGCGCGGTCGATCAGATCATTGGCCAGGCGCTTGAGGATGGTTGGATAAACGAGGATGAGGCCGAACTCATCCTTAACGCTCACACCCTCCACATGGCCGCACGCACCGCAGAGGTCTATGCAGCCATCGATCTTTACAGAGCAAAATCGGAGAAAGCCAAATGACAGCCCTGCCTGCGGTGATGGAATACCAAGACATGTTGCAGAACGCTGCGCTGGCATTTCTTGAGCGGCACCAGTGCGAGCACCTGAACGATGACCAGCAGCTATTCAGCCGGGCCGTGCATCACCTGGTGGCGGACTACGACGTGCTGACACAGGTCGCTGAAAAGATCGTCCACCTTGCCAACAGCGCTATGGTCGCCGTGCGTGATCGGCAGCGCTTGAACATTCAGAGCAGCACATCGACCCACACCGTGATTGTTGATCCAGTCACCGGTGGCCAATGGGTCGTGCCGGTTAGCCTCATCTATGAACGAATTATCAACGCACCGGACATCGGGCGCTTTCGTTTAGCCCACTCGTAACACCAAACCCCAAATAAACGCCTGTCCCACACCCAGTGGGTTTGGGTGAGCTGCGCCCAAAATTGAGGTTTCAAGATGGGAAACATCGTGATTTTGACCACCCAGCTGCCACCTGCAGAAGCCGAAGCGCTTCTGGCTGCCATACGTGAGCAGTACCGCTTGAGCCTCAACGACTACTGGTACGCAGATGAATATCGGTATGTGCCACAAGAAAAAAGGCACAGCTCGATTCTTGAAAAAACCCCGGTGATGGCCGCGCAAAAACGCCTGATGGCGGCCCTATCCCTCAGCCTCAAAGCAGTGAAGCAACTATGAAAGACGACCTACGTCACGACGTCCTGCAACGCATCGAATCCGATTTCGGACTCAAGCACCGCGCCCCAACGAAGTACATGCGCGGCGGGACCTGCCCAAAGTGCAACAAGAGGGAGCTCTACACCCGGTTTGACAGCCCCTGGCAGCTCATTTGCGGCAGGCAAGAAAAGTGTGGTCACACGCTTCATGTGAAAGAGATTTACGACGACCTGTTTGAAGACTGGAGCAAGCGGGCACCGGCGACCGAAAGCGCTCCGACAGCGACCGCACGGGCCTACCTTGAGTTTGCTCGCGGCTTTGATATATCGCTGATCGCAGGGTGGTTTACCCAAGAAACCTTTTATTCCAGCCATGACCAGGCTGGCAGTGCGACTGTGCGTTTCGCCCTAGAAAAGGGCGGGTACTGGGAACGGCTCATCGACCGGCCTTCCCGATTCGGGAAAATGAAGGCTCGCTTCAAGCCAGGTGATTCCTACCGTGGCGTGTGGTGGTGCCCGCCATGCGTGGACCTGCTTGAGGTCAAAGAGATCTGGATTGTAGAAGGGATCTTTGACGCGATCGCACTGGTTCATAACGGCTTTTCCGCCGTGTCAGCTATGTCGTCGAACGCCTTCCCTGAGGAGTCGCTGAAAGCGCTGCTGCGCGATCGCACCGACAAGTTACCGAAGCTCGTATGGGCTTTGGATAACGAACCAGGAGCCCATACCTACACCCGCCGCTGGGTCCGCCAGGCCCGTGAAATGGGTTTCGTCTGCGAAGCAGGACAGATCCCTCAGCGCGACGGCCGCAAGGTCGACTGGAACGACCTGCATCAGCGCTGGGCCTTCATCGAAGGCGATGAAAAACGAGCCGCCCAGATCGCTATAGAAATCAAACAAATCCGCCATCAGGGCGCGCTGCTGATCGCTGAAAGCGCTGCCGAAAAGGCGCTGCTGATGTACGACTGGAACAAGCGCGGCG